CTAAACATTTTATAACCCTGTATCTTTTATAATCATTTTTGCACCTCCTGTGGATAAGTCTGTGTATAACCTGTGAATAACCTGTGGATAAGTCTTGCACTTTATAAAATTATCTTGTAAGCTTATGGCATATTATTAACTTATGAGGATTTTATATGCCATTGCCAAAGCCAAAAGCCGGAGATACTAAAGGTAACTTTATGTCTCGCTGCCTTAAAGATGAAACAATAAACAATGAATTTGGTAAGAATACTGCTCAGAAATTTGCAGTATGCTCAAGCATTTGGGAACATCATGGTAAAAGTAATGCCGATTTAGAAAATGAAATAGAATACAAAAGTATTCCATTTGAGATATTGGAAGTAAAGACTGAAACCAAAGATAACGCTGAAATAGGCATATTTAGAGGAGCATTTGCGACTCAAGACAAAGATTTGGGAGCAGATATTCTTAGTGCTCAAGCATTCGATAATACTTTTAATGAATATCGAGAAGCAAAAGAAGATGTACAGCTTTTTTATAATCATAAAATAAATGATTTTCCTTTAGGTATTGTACCTATTGAAACAGTTGAAAAGCAAGGTAGGCGCTGGATGATGGATGGTGAATTAAATTTAGCTACTCAAAATGGTAAAGATGCTTATGCCTTGGTAAAACAAGGAGCGTTAAATAAACTATCATTTGGATATTTCATTAGAGATATGGACCTTCGCAAAGATGGTACGCGATTCATTAAAGATTTAAAGCTAAATGAGATATCGATAGTTAATAATCCGATGAATCCTAAAGCAAAAATTAGCGAAGTTAAAGAAACGGATATTGAAGACACAATAAAAGAGTTATGGAAATTTGACATTAATGATATCAAATCATTAACAAGCAGAAAAGAATTTAATGAACTCCTGAGTAAGTCAGGTGCATTTAGCAATGAGGCCTGTGAATTTCTTGCAGGTTTGCTTGCATCGACACAGAGGCCATCTCTGGATAATTATCATTTAGTTTTACAAAAACTTAATGATCTTAATCAACTTATGAAGAGGAGTAAAAATTATGTCCGACGAAATTATAGTAAAACTTGATGAAGCGCTAAGTGGAATCAAGCAAGCTCAGGAGGTTGCCGATAGAAATACTGAGCGTCTAGATGCTTTAGATCAAGAACAAATTAAGAAAATCAGCACTGATGTTGCTGACAATCTTCAGGCTGTTCAAGATTTGAAAGCAAAACAAGATAATTTAGAAAAATTATTATGTAACACCGCATCTGTAAAGGCCGGTGTTAACGCAGAAGCCGAAGAAGAAGTACGTCATGAAATGTTGCAATATTTAAGAAATGGTACATTTTTATCAGATAAATCTGTTAATTATACTGTTGATTACATGGCAAACAAATATTTTGCTGGCGCAGATGATATGGAATCAGTTAAAAAAGGATTGCGAAAAAACATGCCTACCAAAGATATGCAGGTAGGTGTTGATCCGCGAGGCGGTTATTGGGTTAGGCCTGAAATGTCGAATACTATCATTGATCGAGTGTTCGAAACTTCGCCTGTTCGTCAATATGCCACTGTAACCAATATAAATTCAGATGCTTTAGAACTTCCAATTGATGATGAGGATTTAGATGCTGGCTGGGTTGGTGAAACCGATCTTAGACCAAAAACCGGCACTCCAGATATTGGCCAGAAAATTATTTATGCAAAGGAAATTTATGCAAATCCTCGTGTGACTCAGAAAATGTTGGATGATGCTGGATTTAATATTGAAGCATGGTTGCAGCAGAAAATATCTAACAAATTTATTCGAAAAGAAAATACAGCATTTGTAACTGGTGATGGCAATAAAGTGCCTAGAGGATTTTTGACTTATCCAGCTTGGACTACGCCGGGTACTTATGAACGCGGTAAAATTGAGCAAATAGAATCTTCTACAAGTGGTACTTTAACAAATGGCGATGATGTAAAAGCTCTTAAAAATAGCTTACTTGAAGATTATCAATCGCGAGCTATTTTTATGATGAATCGAGCTACTTTTGAGATCATTACTACGTTAAAAACTGGTACTGGAGCATATTTACTTGATCCAAATAGCTTTAAAAATGCAGACACTCAGATATTGCTTGGAAAGCAAGTGGTATTTATGAGCGATATACCTGATATTGCAAGCAATGCATTGGCGCTAGCTTATGGTAATTTAAGTACTGCTTATACAATAGTCGATCGTATAGGTATCAGAGTTATTCGTGATGTTTATACAGATAAACCATGGATTAGATATTATACAACCAAGGGTACTGGTGGTGATGTTACCAGCTATGATGCTTTAAAGATTATGAAAATTAAAGCGTAATTTTAATTATTTATTAGAGGAGATTTATTATGCCTGAACGAGATTTACGATCTAATTTAGAAATGCAATTAGCATTTAATGCTAACATAACAACAGATACAACTACTGATGGTTTTATTATTGATACAGCTAATTATGATAGTGGTGTTATGTTTGGTTTTATGTGTTCGTCTTATGTTGATGGTACTTATACTGTCAATTTACAAGATGGGGATGATTCTGGTTTAAGTGATGCTGCGGATATTCCTGCATCAAAGATAATTGGAGATAAAACTACAATTTCATTGACCGGCGGTACACCAGAGGGAGATTTATTAGCTACATTAGGTATTACTTGTACTAAAAGATATGTGATGGTACAGATTATATCTACTAGTACATCTAGTGGATCAATAATTAGTGCTATCTGCGTGAAGAAAGCAGAATTATTACCTGTAATCGATCCTGATGTGTAATGAATTGGGAGCATTAATTTGCTCCCTTTCTTAATTTGGAGATTGGTATGTATAAAGTTTTAAAAACTTGTAAGTTTGCTTTTGAACCTTGGGAAAAACAATTATCTTTAACTAAAGATGAGATGATAGATTTGCCTGAGGCAAAAGCTGCGCTTTTACTTCATCATGGGATTATTAAAGAAGATGTTATCGAAGCTGAAACCAAGATGTTAGAACCTGATGAGGATAAAAGTATTAAATTAACTTATAAAAAAAACAAAAAAAATAAGAGGGTAAAAAAATGACTGCAAATGTATTAAATTATGTCGATCAATGCGGCACTGATGGTGACAATAAAGTTCACTTAAATGGAACAATAATCATTGATTTTGATTCTATGCCTGCAAAAAAAGTAAAGAATTCTATCATCGCTAACGATGTTACTTATTATAATTCTGATGCAGCTATTGATGTTAGCGGGATAGCGTTAATACAATCTGGTACTGGTATTAGCGGATTGACTTTGGCCGCACCTGAAGAAGGCGTTTTATGTGACATTAAAGTAACTAGTATAACAAGTGGTAGTAGTGTTGTAACTACTGCCGCCGGCGTAACTTTTGATGGGATTAATAATACTGCGACTTTTAGCAGTCTTGATAGTGAACTATTGTTAGGTTATAAAACAGCAACTCAATGGGCTATTGTAACAAATGTTAGTGTTTCAATGAGTTCTGTTTAAATATAAAATGTTATGTCTTATGCCTATCCATATATTATTATTCAAGAACCAGTGAATTTGGCGGTATCGCTTGATACCGTCAAAGACCATTTAAAGATAGATGGTACAGAAAGTGATGCAGAATTGACATTATTGATAAGAGCAGCCACCGGAATTGCTGAAAATTATACGCGTAGAATATTTATTAATACTGGGTTTCGCACATATCGTTGTTGTTTTCTCGATTGTTTTGAGCTTAAAAGATCAAAATTTCAAACGTTAGATAAATATGAGTACTTAAAAGATGGTATTTTTACTATAGTTGATAGCTCTCTTTACTACATTACTAGCGATACTGCTTATTCTAAAATACTTCTTAATAATGGAAAAGCTTATCCGTCTGATATTGACATGAATGAACAAGCTATCATCATAGAATTTGTAGCTGGATATGGTGCTGACGAAGAAGATATACCTTATGATTTGCGAGTAGCACTATTAAATCATATTACCGCTTTATTTGAAAATCGGGGCGATTGTGATTGTGTATCTGCCGTGACAACTGTGCCTAGCACTCAGAATTTACCAGCCACATCTAGGATTGTATATGATCAATATAGAATATTAGACATAGGTAATGATTGTGGCTGTCTGTGACAAAATTAGGCGAAAAAGCACGCGGGTTTGTATTGGTTCTTTAAATAGACGTGTGAAAATTTTTACACGTTCACTTATACCGCCTAGTGGTAGTAGTGTTGATTTTTTAGAAGATTTTGCTGAGAACCGTGAAGTTTGGGGAATGCTTGATACAGTAACGGGAGTTGCTGAATTTGATGAAACAAATGTCGAGATGGCAGTTATTACTCATGATGTTTATATTCGTTACATTCCCGATATTACATTTGAAAAATGGTTGACTATTGAAATTGGCAGAAAACAAGAGAATGTTTTTCCAATAATTTGGCCGTTTAAATTTGGTTCAACACCTATAGATAAACGATTACGTATAATCAGAGTACAAAATTATCAGGAAAATAACAAATTTTACCGATTGCGTTGCACTGTGCGGGGTATTGATACTTTACCAGTTAATGAGGTTTGATTATGAAGCTTATACTTGATCCAAAAAGCAGGCGAGGATTGATAGCAATTAAAGAGATGAACAAGAGAACTTTGCAGGGTATTCGTTTGGCTTTTTTTGATATAGGTAAAGATTTAACGAAAGATACGCAGGCATCAATTATGGACAAGAATAAACATGGTCATTTGTATCGGGTGAAAGTGAGAGGTATAAGCAGATTGCATAGAGCATCTGCGCCTGGTGAAGCTCCGGCTAATTTAACTGGTAAATTGCGCAAATCTACAGGATTTGAAGTAAGGGGTAATGATCAAATGGAATTTGGTTATCGTGGCGGAAAGAAAGGTGTTGATTATGGAATACATTTAGAGTTAGGAACTAAAAAGGGGGCAAAAGCTGGTAAAGAATGGCGAATTGCGCCAAGGCCAGCTTTAGAAATGGCCGTAATGAAGAATGAAGGAAATATGCAATCGAAATTTGAAAGTTCTATTAATAAGAGTTTAAATAAATGAAAGCACAATATATCATAAATCAATTACAGGCACATTTACCGCTTTATACTAATTTATTTAGTGATGAGATTATTATAAGCTCCTTAACTAAGAGCGGAACAACTGTGACGGTTGTGACAGCAGTTCCGCACGGATTAGCTACTGGTAATTATGGTGTGATAGTAGATGCTTTAAGTCCGGTTAGTATTACTAATTTAACTTATATTGCCGATGGTTATGAACAAGTAAAACATGGGATAGATACAAATTCAGAATTGCGAGGTAAAACCACAACACAATTAGGGAAATTAGTTGCATTTGCAGAAACTAATTTAGCTCACGATTTGACTGAAAATTGGCAAAAGAAGATAAATATAATTGGGGCAGATCAATCTGAATATAATGGAGAGCATTTTCTATTAACTGTTCCTAATCGTAAAAACTTTACTTATTTATTAGAAAATGAGCCGTCAGTAACACCAGCGACAGGAACTATTAAGTTGGTTGAAAATATACCATTTAATTACAATGGATTTAAAGAATTTACTGTTATCGATGCTACAACATTAACTTATCAATTAACTAGAGA